CCATTGACAAAGTAGGCAACAAAAAACAAGGACTTGTAATTGCTTTTCTGTTGGTGGCAGGAATATCTTATGCCTCTATTGATTCCATTCCCTACCCAATAACAGGCAATAAGCAGAGATTAGGATGGCAGACCAGTGGCAACGGTTTAGTGTACAGAGGTAGAGCGACAGACACAATAACAAAGCCTACAAGCTATGCAGATAAGAATGTAAAAGCCTATCTTATCCTTGACTCTGTTAGCGGTTCTTTGTATGTATTTAAGCAAGGTTCATGGGCAGCCATTAGTGGTGCAGGAGGAGGTTTAACTATGCCTTTTGATTCTATTACCTTTAACACTGCCAAGGATGGCACGGTGGGAGTAGGTGAGGTTGAATATAACGATACTCAAGGTTCTTTAATACAAGGCTTAAAAGGTGGCATAGTAACAAATGTTATAGGGCAACAATTACACCAACGGGTTAATAATCGTACGGGATCTACTTTGGCAAAGGGAACTGCGGTTTATTTGTCGGGAAGTCAAGGAAACAGAATAACCGTTGCAAAAGCCTTAGGTGTTACCGATGCCTTTTCGGCTAATACATTTGGGATAGTTGCCGAAAGCATAGAGAACAATCAAAGCGGATATATAATAACAGAGGGATTAATAACAAATATAAATACAAGTGCATTAGTAGAGGATTCAGCCGTTTACCTTTCGCCAACGGTGGCAGGTGGGTTAACATCAACAAAGCCGCAAGCTCCACAACACACTGTTTATATTGGTGTTTGTGTAAAAAGTAATGCTGGTTCTGGGGAATTGTTTGTTAAGATTCGTAATGGTCAAGAATTAAACGAATTACACGATGTCCGTATAACATCGCCAGTAAATAAAGCCTCATTTTATTATTTAAGTAGTGAAGGTGTTTGGAGAGATACAACTGCTGCACTTTTAATAAGCGATACTTCAGCAATGTTAGCCAACTACGCAACCAAAGCCTACGCAGATACAAGCGGCAGATTTTATGCAAGGCAAGATTTTAGAAATGTATCATCAAGCACTTTAACCTGGACACAAACGGATACTTTAGTAGTAAATGATACAACATCTTTACAAGTATATAGAAATGGTCAAATACTTTTACCAAGCCAATACACTGTACCTACTAATGCCTCTGTTGTAATTGGCTCAACTGCATATAAATTAGGTGAGAATTATACGGTTATTTTACCTCGCGGTGGCGGTGGTGGTGGTAGTGGCAGCGGATCACTTACCTCAATCTCCGGTGGTACGGGGATTACAGTAAGTCCTAATCCAATTACAACCACAGGCACAGTCTCCGCAGACCTCTCTGTATTAATGGAGTTAACAGATACTACTTTATTAAATCTTACTACAAGGTTTGCAACTAAACAAAATAATATAACTTTAACTACAACAGGAACAAGCGGAGCTGCTACCTTAACAGATGCAACTTTGAACATTCCACAGTACACAGGAGGCAGTGGCACAGTTACCAGTGTAGGTAGTGGTTACGGTATATTAGGAGGGCCTATAACAACAACTGGCACTCTACGCGTTGATACTTCCACAGTTTACGACTTTGTAAGAGATAGCATTGTGGCAGTTGAAATAGGAGGAGACACAATAAAAATAATTAAACAGGAATACGAAAATGTTACAAGTGACACATTAACATTTACTATCCTCCCTAAATTTCCTATTCAGTTAAGGCAGTTTATATTACTTTTCCGCAATGGCCAGTTATTACTTAATGACCAGTTTTCCGTTATTGACACAAACAAAGTTAAGGTAGCAGCCACTTCTTACAAGATAGGCGAAAACTATACTTTAGTCACAGTAAGCGGCATCGGCTCTGTTTCCTCTGGGCAAGGTAATCCAATCTATCCAGAGGCAGGCATAGCTTTATCAACAGGCACAACATGGACAACATCAATTACAAATAATTCAAGTAATTGGAATACAGCATATACAGATAGGCTTAAATGGGATGGAGGTAGCACAGGTTTAGTAGCAGCTACAGGGAGAACAAGTTTAGGAGGTACAACGGTAGGGCAGTCAATGTTTACTTTGACCAATCCTTCTGCTATTACCTTTCCACAGTTTAATGCTGATAACTCTGTTTCTGCTTTATCAGCTGCTAATTTTCGCACTGCCATTGGAGGCGGCACGGTTACAAGTGTAACGGCATCCGGAACAAGTGGGAATCCATTATCTATTACAAATACAACTACTACTCCAGTCATTGAATTATTAAGCGCAACAACATCAAGGAATGGATATTTAACATCAACAGATTGGACTACATTTAATAATAAATTTTCTTTTTCAGATACTACTTCATTAAATCTTACTACAAGATTTGCATCAAAACAAAATAATCTAACACTTACTACTACTGGAACAAGTGGAGCTGCAACATTGGTTGGTGCGACATTAAATATACCACAATATAGCGGTGGAGGTGGAGGTAGTGGCACTGTAACAAGTGTAGGATTATCTGCACCATCTATATTTACTGTTAGTGGCTCACCTGTTACAACAAGCGGCACTTTGGCATTGACATATAGTGGTAATGCTTTACCTTTGGCAAATGGTGGTACAGGTGCAACGACTGCCGATGCTGCATTGACTAATTTAGGAGTTACAACAGTTGGTAAGGCATTGTTAGTAGCTGATAATAGTGTTAGTGATAAATTTATAAAAGTTAACGCAGATAAAACAATAACACTTTTAAATGCAGCTGATACAAGGACTGCTATTGGGGCAGGCACTGTAACAAGTGTTAGTGGCACCGGTGCAATATCAGTAGCAACAGGAACATCTACACCAGTTATAAGCGTAGCAGATGCTGCATTTGGTACTCCTGGAATTGTTTCATCAACAGGTACACAGCAATTTAGTGGTGATAAAGTATTTGAAGGTATAACACAATTTAATGCAAGAGCTGTATTTAAAGATTATTCATACACTGCCACAAGATTAGCAGGATTATCTTCCACAGATAGATTTGCTACAGTTACAATAGGCACAGGCTTATCTTTAGCAAGTGGCACATTGTCTGCAACAGGTGGAAGCGGCACTGTAACTGAAGTAACAGGCACTTTACCAATTTCAGTTACAAATGGCACTACAACTCCTGCTATTACGATTGCCAATGCTTCAACAAGTGCGTCAGGTGTAGTTACTACTGGCACACAGTCATTTGTAGGCTCAAAAACATTTACAGGTTTAGTAGGATTCCAAAGGGCAATTCAAAGACCTTATGAATCAGTTACAGTAAGCAGTGCATCAATTACAACATCATCTACATGGGTAGTCGTAAATTATGCAGGCACTGTAACATTAACCTTTCCATCCGCTGCATCTTCAACTGGCACGGAATTTCACATAAAAACAATTACAAATAATGCGGTTGTATCACAATCAAGTAATGTTGTTCCATTAGTAGGAGGTTCGGCAAATACACCTATTTTATCCGCTACGGCTGGCAAATGGGCAACACTTGTAAGCGATGGCACTAACTGGGTTATAATGCAAGCAAACTAAAAACATAAACATGAAACAACTTATTCCCCTCTTCCTTTTCCTTTTGCCTTGCCTTGCATGGGCACAGTATCCGAGCAATGGCAATCAAAAGATAACATTAGGAGAACAGACAAGTGCCGATGGGCTTATTTGGCGGGGTGTCGCTGCAACTGATACGGTGCGAAAGCCTTCTATTGACACAATGGCTTACATGGTTCTTGATACGACTACCAATATAATGTGGCATTATAAAAAGGCAACGAGCAACGCGTGGCTGCGTTTAAACCTTTTGCCGAGCGACACGGCTTCGATGCTTACAAATTATTACCGTAGTGGCAGAGCGTTAGGCACTCCTTCAAGCGGTGTTTTAACAAGTGCAACGGGATTGCCATTGACAACGGGTGTAACTGGTACTTTGCCTGTGGCAAATGGGGGAACGAATGCGACTACATTAACGGCAAATAAAGTAATGGTTGGAAATGGAACAAGTGGAGTTTTAACGCCAACAAATTTGCATTGGGATAATACAAATTTTAGGTTAGGTATTGGAACTACAAGTCCTGCTTCACGTTTGCACGTTGTTGGTGGAGATGCATTTTTGGGTTTAGATTGGACAAGTGCAAACTTTGACGGCAATACTCCAAGACAATTTAGAATAGCGTCTAACGGAAACAATAGTGGTTATATAACGCAAGCGTCTTACCATTCAGCATCTACAGCTGTAACAACTTTTTTCAGAAGCTACGTTAATGCAGCAGATGCAGGGGCTTTGGTTTTTGAAAGTGGCGCAGGTAATTTTAACACAAATGGTGGAATTCCATCATCTTATAGCGAACGCCTACGCATCACCAGCGCAGGTAACGTCGGCATTGGAACTGGGAGTCCACAAAGCGGTTATCGTTTACACGTTGTTGATAGTGTGTACGTTGGAGGTAATGTTAGTGCATCAGCTTATACTACACGTTCAGATTTTAATTTAAAAGATGATATTTTTGATTTAAAATATGGTTTAAATGAAATTTTAAATTTACAACCAGTTCAATATACATATAAAAGTAATGGAAGCAAACAACTTGGTTTTATTGCTCAAGATATTGGTACAATTTTACCAGAGGTTGTTAGTTTTGAGGAATCAATGTCAGTAAATTATCAAGCCATTATTCCAATCCTCACCAAAGCCATACAGGAGCAACAAGCCCTTATCAAAGCCCTTGAACAAAGAATTATCAACCTCGAAAATAAATAAAATGAGATACCTATTTTTATTCCTTCCCTTGTTTTCATTTGCGCAAGACGTTGTCAAAGACACGGTGTACATTCAAAAGCAAGGCAACATTTATTACATTATTCAGCAAACGACTTTGTCTGATAGCACAGTCACAGGCTCAAAGCAAATATTGGGCGATTCTGCAACTGCCATTCAAAGCCTTGTTACCGATGCTGAAAGGCAAAGCAACACGTTAGCCATTCATGCAAAGCCTATTATTACAAAGGGGAAAGCCGTACAAAGGATTAATTACTACAATGACTTGCACGTTCAAATTAGTGGTAAGCCTGTCTATTTTACAACGGCTCAAAGAGATACGGCAAAGTTTTTGGGCGACTGGAAGTTAAATTTTAACGGTGAAATTATTGATGGTAAGATTGAGTTAAATGTAAACAAACGGCTTATATTTAACCCAGACAATGGCAAGGTGTACACGATTTCTACCAACTTACTTTTATCTACATTTACCAATCAAGTTTCCTTTGCCTTTAACGGTATTAAATACGACTTGTATAAATATGCTGATGGCAAATTTGCAACGGTGGATGGAGATGTGAGGTTAATAAAACTTGAATAATGAAAGCAACCTTAATAAACCTTTTGCACCTTGGATGGGAAAAAATAACGTATGCGATTTGTTGCGGCTGGATATTTTCCTTCTTCATTCCTATAAAGGGATTTTTGATATTTACGGTTTTTGTTGTTTTTGCCGACATGGCAACGGGAATCATTGCAGCAAAGAAGGAAGGGCAAAAGATAAATAGTCGTGGACTTTACAGGACTATAGAAAAAATAGTAGTTTATTTTTGTGCTATTCTTATTTTCGAAGGTGCAAGAAATACTTTTAGCCTTCCTTTCAACATTACATACATGGCAGCGTTTTTAATTGCAACCGTGGAGTTATATTCCATTTCGGAAAATATAAAACGTATCACGGGTGTAAATCTGGGCGTTTTAATAACACGTTTTTTTAATCGTTAAAATAAATAATATGCAGACTAATTTAAAAGAAGCATTAAAAAATGCAGACGGAATAAAATCACCAATGGGTGACATCGCTTGTTACTCAATGAACTTTGCTGAGTTAGCCTCTGAGATAAACGTTCATCTTGAAGGCAATAAGGTAAAATTTACATGGCGCGAATATATCCAACTGGCTCAAATCATTTGGGATAAAATCAAGGAGACATCAAGAGAGTGTGCAGGAAAGGAAATTGAGGTAAAATTACCTGCAAAGCTATCATTGATAAGCGCAGCATTTGCCCTTATTGGATTTAAATTATAGGCGCAGAGAAGTCGCTACCTTAGTGCCGAGGGGAGTTGATTAATTTCTTCTCCCCTTAAAAATATAAAACATGAAAGCAAATGAATTTTTAATATGCCTTGATGCCGGGCATGGTGGC